TGCGAAAATCAAGGCACAAACGGAATTAGCGTCTGATAAAGACATTACAAATGGACCAAAATTAAAAGAAACCATTACTATACCGGGTGAGGTTAAAACATCAGATAGTGGTGTGACTGAATTCGCGGTTCCATTCAATGGATATAATGGTAACCAAACAATAGAGAAGGTTAAGTATAAGGGTCAGATTTGGTATAAAACAAGGGTAACTAAGATTAGTGAAAGTACACCTAATACATTGGCACTACCTCTACTTATAACGAATAGTAGTCGTTTAGTTAATCCATCTAAAATGAAGTATACCAATATTACTCCGAACAGTAATTATTATTACTTCTTAGATTTTGATAAGAAAAAGGTACAGACGGGTAATATTGCTGAAGACCTCGTCTTTAATTGTAAGACTGATTTCAAAAACCCACTAAACGGTAGGACTAAAACTGTTGATTCCAATGCCCAACTAAACATTGCGGTGGGAGACCCATATATCGAAGGTCCTGTGGATGTTAATAGTGTGATTATTGGTGATAGTAGTGGTACTAAGGTTATTACGGGTATGGGGATGTCGCCTAAACTTATGAAAGACTTAAGACTACAAGAGGGTGATGTCGTGTACTTTGACATTAGACAATAAACATTCTGAGGACAATTACTAAAAACTTGATATTTATAGTAAAAAGATATTATGGATAATTTAAAAGTTGGATCGGCATTAGATAATTTCTTAGGTAATAAGAGAGTAAAAAACCTTAATGAGGAAGGTACCGAACAAGAAGTATGTGACATGAACACAGGTGAATGTTACGTTATCCGAAGTAAAGATGGTCTTGTTGAGAGAATTAATAAAAAATACATAACCGAAGACGGTAGACAATTATTGAGTGACTAATTATGAACTTAGAACAAAAACTACAAGAGGAATTGGCGAGACATCATAGTATTAACAACTATGGTAAGAAAGTCATCAGCGAACAGGAAGAAGTAAGTCCTGAAGATATTCCAACAGGGGATGATCCTATTGAGGACATTCCTGCAATTGAAGAACCTGCGGGAGATGCTCCTGTGGAAGATGTGCCGGCAGAAGAACCTGCGGGAGATGCACCGGTTGAGGGTGGTGAAGGTGACTTCGATGTGGAAGAGATTGACATCACTGATTTAGTGAATATGACTCAGAACATCAAAAACGAACTTGATGCTAAGAAATCAGACAATGACGAAGTAGTTGGTAAAATGGGTGACCTATTCTCTAAGTTAGATGACTTAGAAAGTAAGTTGTCACAAATGGACAATGTAATTGCAAAGATTGACGGTCTTGAAGGTAAGGTTGAGAACATGAAAGAACCAACCCCACAAGAAAAACTTGAGATGAGGTCTTTGGATTCATATCCTTTTAATCAAAAACCTTCAGAGTTCTTTTCTCAGAAACAACTCGACATGCAAGCAAGTGGTAAGAACGAATATGTAATCACAAAACAAGATGTTCAAGACTACAGCGATAAACAAATGAGAGACTCATTTAATATAGAACCTGACGAAGACAATGAAGTTGAGTGGTAATGTCAGAACTTTTTTAGAATTACAATCACAATTAAAAGTCTTACACTGGCAAACTAAAAGTCATGCTAAACATATTGCGTTTGGTGAGACTTACGATAAGTTGGATGCTCTAATCGATAATTTTGTTGAAATTGCGATGGGAATCTACGGTAGGTTTGTTTTAGGTGAGGAAGATAGACAACTAAGTATTCAGAATCTTTCTGATGTGGATGTATTAGGTATGATCAAAACTGTTAGGGTATCTCTTCAGGAGATGGAGATCAACCCTAAAGACACAGACTTACTTAACATCAAAGATGAGATGTTGGCAGAAATCAACAAACTCTCTTATTTACTGACACTTAGGTAATTTTTTTACGAAATATTTCACTTTATGAAGTCTAAGGGGGTTGACTCTTAGACTTTTTTTCTGTATATTTTTATAACACGTTAATAAATTAAAATTTATAATTATGAGCAATTCACTTGATGCGATTTTATCTCAATATGAGAAGAACACGCAACCAGCCGCAAGCGGCAACCAAATGTCGTCTGAAGATCGACTCAAAAGGTACTTCACAACAATTCTACCAAAGGGAGCGTCCAATGGTCAGAAGAGAATTAGAATCCTACCAACCACAGATGGTACTTCACCATTCAAAGAGGTTGAGTTCCACGAAATTCAAGTGGACGGAAAATGGATGAAACTTTATGATCCGTCGCAAGATGGAGAACCATCACCACTTAATGAAGTAAGAAAAACATTACTTGCAACAGGGAGTGAAGATGACAAGAAGTTAGCAAGAAACTACAGAGCAAGAAAATTCTACATCGTTAAAGTTATCGATAGAGAGAATGAAGCAGACGGACCAAAATTTTGGAGATTTAAACACAACTACAAAGGAGATGGTCCATTAGATAAGATTATCCCAATCATTAGAAGTAAAGGTGACATTACCGATACTCAAGAAGGTAGAGATCTTATCATCTCATTGTCTTTGAACAAAGCACCTAATGGTAGAGAGTATACATCAATTAACTCTATCATTCAAGAGGATAAGTCACCACTACATACTGATTCAGAAGTAGTTAGTGAGTGGGTAAGTCATCCTGATACTTGGAGAGACGTTTACTCTATTAAACCACAAGAATACCTACAGTTAGTAGCGTTAGGTGAAACACCTGTGTGGAGTAAGGAGTCAAGTAAGTTTGTTTCTCAGAATGAAGAGGAAAGTGACTTCGGAGGTGATATTACACCTAAGGTAGCGGTAGAGGATCCACAATTAACACAAGAAGCGGACGACGATCTACCATTTTAATTAAACACGGACCCACCCCAAATAAATTTGACGGAAACGTCGTGGTGGAGTTGATGCCGACTTAGTCGGTCCCTGAGTGGGTGGGTCCTTTTTAAAAAGACAATATGGCAATTAAAAAGAAAGATTTTAAAAGTATTAAATCAAAGTTCTCTAAACAGGCGAAGTTTAAGGCCGACAAGTTCTTTGATTTAGGTGATGCTTTCTTAGATGCTACCGGTTTACCGGGTCCTGCGATGGGTCACATCAATATGTTCCTCGGACATTCTGATACGGGAAAAACAACTGCACTTGTAAAAACTGCAGTGGATGCACAAAAGAAAGGTGTATTACCTGTATTCATCATTACTGAACAAAAATGGGATTTCCCTCACGCAAAATTGATGGGACTCGAAATTGAAGAGGTGGTTGATGAATCGACAGGTGAGATCGAATATGATGGGTTCTTCTTGTTTAACAATGAGTTCCAATATATAGAACAGATCACAGATTACATAAATGAGTTATTGGATGCCCAACAAAAAGGAGAGTTAGAGTATGATCTTCTTTTCTTATGGGATTCGGTAGGTTCTGTACCATGTAAGATGACCTTTGATGGTAAAGGTGGTAAACAACACAATGCATCGGTTCTATCCGATAAAATTGGTATGGGACTTAACCAAAGAGTTTCAGGTTCAAGAAGAGTGGATTCTGAGTTTACAAATACTCTTGTTATTGTAAACCAACCATGGGTCGAACTACCTGATAACCCATTTAGTCAACCGAAGATTAAAGCAAAAGGTGGTGAGTCTATTTGGTTAAACTCAACCTTAGTTTTCAGATTCGGTAATCAAAAGAATGCGGGTACAAATCCAATCTCTGCCGTTAAGGATAAGAGAAAGGTAAAATTCGCAACAAGAACAAAGATTTCTATTATGAAAAACCACGTCAATGGACTTGGATATGAAGATGGTAGAATCATTGTGACCGCACATGGTTTCCTTAAAGGGAAAGATGCCGCGGAGGAGAAAAAGTCGTTGGAAGGTTACAAATCAGAATACTCTGAATTTTGGAAAAACCAACTTGGTATTGAAGGTGATTTTGATATCAAAGACGAAGAATAGATTGTTGAACCTTTTAAAGGTTAATTAATGTCAGTTTTATTAGTAGACGGAGATAACTTACTTACTATTGGTTTTTATGGAGTAAAAAATTACTTCTATAAAGGAGAACACATAGGTGGTATTTATCACTTTCTAAACGTACTAAGAAGATCTTTTGAAAACTACAGACTTGATAAGATTGTGGTTTTTTGGGATGGAGAAGATGGTGCGGTTACTCGAAGAAAAATGTACCACAAGTACAAAGAAAATCGTCGACAAAGACTTAGAACTGATAAAGAAAAAGAATCTTACACACGACAGAGAAGAAGAATACAACAGTACCTCGAAGAACTCTATGTCCGACAAGGGGAATTTCAGTACTGTGAAACTGACGATTGTATTGCATACTACTCACAGAATAGTCAAGAAAATACGATCGTCTACTCTTCTGATGGGGATCTTACTCAATTAGTTTCAGAACGCACAAAGGTGTATAACCCCTCTCATAGACTTCTTTATGAGATGGACGATAAAATCCTTTACGAACACGAAGAAATCCACATACAGAACGTTAAAATCGTTAAAATGATATGTGGGGATCGATCCGACAATATCGCGGGGATTAAAAATATGGGAATTAAAAAATTCCTTTCCCTATTTCCTGAGTTGAGAGAACGACCAATCACCATTCAACAAGTGATTGATAAATCCAACAAGATGTTTGAGGAAGACAAAAACAACAAGACAGTAGCGAACCTTCTAACAGGTGTAACCAAGTACGGTGTATTTGGGGAGGAGTTCTTTTCTTTAAATGAAAGTATTGTCAGTTTAGACCAACCGTTTCTCACCGACGAGGCAAGAGAAACAATCACCGCTCTTATAAATGAAGAATTGGATCCCGAGGGAAGATCCTACAAGAACACGATGAAGATGATGATGGAAGATGGGTTGTTTACAGTCCTACCAAAATCAGATGATGCGTGGATTAAATTCCTCAACCCCTTTTTACGACTAACCCGTAAAGAGAAAAATAAAAGAGTAATAAAATTTAAAACAAATGAGTAACAACGAAACTACTAAATTAGAATTTTTGTTCACCTTAAGTGGGAACATTATCTGTCAAAGATTCTTTAACGTAAAAGGATATAATCCAAATGTGAGAAAATCTTTAGAGTTAAATGATGAAGTCAAAAAAATTTGTGAAGAAATTGAAGAAAATTTGAAAGAAAAAACTTTGGAATTTCTACACGAAAATCCAAATTATTTTCCCGTTTTCGACCCTTCTAACCATGAAGGTCCGGATACCGAAGAGTACTTCCAATTAGAGATTAAGCAAAATGACGATGTATTTATTTCAAGAGTGTTTCCCGCACATATTTATCACCCTAAGGTGAGATATTCTGTGGACATCAGACCAATCTTAAGAAGAGTACTCGGTGGACTTAGTGAAACCTTCTCTTCTAACGATATAACAACAAAATATTTGAACTACGAACTATTAAAAAATTAAAGTACTATGAGTGAGATGACCTTCGGTAAATTAGGATTCCAATTCCAACAAACATTAATAAAATCAATAATTGAAGACCCAAAATATGGTGAACAGATTATAGAGGTTTTAGAAAGTAAGTACTTTGATAATAATTCTTTCAAATATATTGTAACACACATAAAGGAATACACCGAAACCTATAGGTCCATTCCTAATTACGTGACCCTTAAACAAAAAATCGCAGAAGAGAATTCAAACAACCCACTTGCAGGTAGACTTCATGCAGATACACTACAAAACATTCAAGACGCTCAGGATCCTGTGGTTGGACCAACATATGTTAAAGACAAGTCACTTAATTTCTGTAAACAACAGGACCTAAAAAAAACTCTAAAAAAGGTTAATGAAATCATTGAAAAGGGTGACTTCGAATCATATGATAAAATCACAGAAATGATTGAAGAGTCTCTACAGGTTGGGACATCTGATGACGATATTATTGACATTTTTGATGATGTGGACTTTGCGTTAGACTTAGATCCAAGAGTACCTATCCCAACAGGTATTGATGGTTTAGACGATCTATTAGAGGGTGGTCTCGGTAAGGGTGAGTTAGGTATGATTTTGGCACCAACAGGTGTGGGTAAATCTACTATCTTATCTAAGTTCGCAAATAGTGCGGCCAACACAGGACACAATGTTGTTCAGATATTTTTTGAGGATACAACACAACAGATCAGACAAAAGCACATTACTGTTTGGTCAGAGATGAGTGCTAAAGAACAAGTCAAAACTGAAGAAAATAAGGCAATGGCCCTTGAACGATACAAAGAGGCGATTAATCGTGAGACCTTCGGTAACATCAAATTCATAAAAATGCAAAACGGTAACACTACCGTTGGTGACGTTAAAAGAAAACTTTTGAAGTTACAATCACAAGGTTATAAGATAGATATGGTGGTCTTAGATTATGTTGATTGTTTAATTGCTGAAAGAGGTAGAGGATTTGATGAAGAATGGAAAGGTGAAGGTGGTATTATCAGACAATTAGATGCCATGTGTACCGATTTTGACTTCGCATTTTGGACCGCATCTCAAGGTAATAGAGGTTCAATATCGGCGGACATCGTAAATATAGATGATATGGGTGGATCGATTAAGAAAGCACAAACTGCACATATTATCCTTTCAATAGCAAAGACTCTCGAACAAAAAGAAGGTAAGAGAGCGAACCTAACCTTAGTTAAATCAAGAATAGGTAGAGATGGTGTAACATTTAATAATTGTCTCTTCGATAATGAGATGATGAAATTTGATGTAACAGAACAGGATACACTGTTAGGTCACCAACTCAAGAAACAAGAAAGTGGTTTGAAGAGGGCTGCGGAAGTTTACAAAAAATCACAAGGTTTAGAATAATTAACAATTAAAATTTATAAGATGACAGAAAAGATTTTACAAGAAAATCCGGGACGTTTTGTCCTTTTTCCTATCGAACACCATGACATATGGAAGTTCTATAAACAACAAGAAGCATCCTTTTGGACTGCGGAAGAAATTGACTTAAACCAAGACGTAAGTGATTGGGCGAACAAGTTAAACGACGATGAAAAACATTTCGTTAAACACGTATTGGCCTTCTTTGCTGCGTCAGATGGTATTGTTAATGAGAATCTCGCAGAAAACTTCGTTAATGAAGTTCAATACACCGAGGCAAAGTTCTTTTATGGATTCCAAATTGCAATGGAAAACATCCACAGCGAAACATACTCGTTATTGATCGACACATATATTAAGGATACTGATGAACAAAATAGGTTATTTAATGCAATAGAGACGATCCCCGCAATTGAGAAGAAGGCTAAATGGGCACTTAAGTGGATCGAATCACCAAGTTTTGCGGAAAGACTAATTGCGTTCGCTGCTGTTGAAGGTATTTTCTTTTCGGGATCATTCTGTTCAATCTTTTGGTTAAAGAAAAGAGGATTAATGCCGGGACTTACATTCTCTAATGAGTTGATTTCAAGAGATGAAGGACTACACTGTGACTTCGCGTGCCACCTTTATAATAGTCATATTCAAAATAAACTTTCAAACGATAGAATTAAAGAGATTATTCTTTCTGCACTTGAGATCGAGAAAGAGTTCATCCTCGAAGCACTACCTGTTAGACTGATTGGTATGAATTCAGATCTAATGTCTCAATATTTAGAGTTTGTTACTGATAGGTTATTAGATTCGTTAGGTGTTCCTAAACACTTCAATTCTGAAAACCCATTTGACTTTATGCAAAACATTGCACTTCAAGGTAAAACCAACTTCTTTGAAAAAAGAGTTGCGGAATACCAAAAAGCGGGAGTGAATAACGACACCGAAGAAGATCTTGATTCTGCGTTCGGAGACATGGACTTTTAATACGAATACAGATGAAGGTAAAAAAGAGAGACGGATCGTTAGAAGAAATGAGATATGATAAAATCACAAGGAGAATATCCGCCTTGTGTTCAGATCTCAACATTGACTACGTTGACCCAACATATATCACCTTAAAAGTCACACAAGGGATTTATGATGAAATTTCAACTACTGAATTAGATCAATTGGCGGCAGAGACCGCCGCATCAATGACAACCACTCACCCTGACTATGCAAAATTAGCGGGGAGATTGGCAGTCACTAACTTACATAAGACAACACCAAAGAAGTTTTCTCAATCTATTAAAGAACTTTACTCGTTTATTGAACCAAGAACAGGTAAAGAATCTTCTTTAATTTCTGATGAACTGTACGACTTTGTTAAGGCGAACAGAGCGGCGATTGATGGTGCAATTGTACAGGAGAGGGATTTTGATTTCGATTATTTCGGATTTAAAACTCTTGAGAGATCATACCTTTTAAGGATTTCTAACAGGATTGTGGAAAGACCTCAATACATGTATATGAGAGTTGCATTGGGTATATGTAATGGAGACCTTGAAATGGGACTACGTATTTATGATGACTTATCTCAACACTTCTATACACATGCAACACCGACATTATTTAATGCGGGTACAAGAAGACCACAGATGTCGTCATGTTTCTTAATTGGAAATAAAGGTGATGATATTAATGGTTTATTCGATACTGTTAAAGATGTTGCGAATATTTCAAAATGGGCGGGAGGTATTGGACTTCACGTACATGATGTTAGGGCGAAGGGTTCTTATATTAAAGGTACAGGTGGTGAGTCAGACGGTCTTATCCCTATGATGAAAACATACAACGAAGTGGCACGATGGATCAATCAGGGTGGTAAGAGAAAAGGTTCTTTTGCTATCTATTTGGAACCATGGCACGCAGATGTATTTGAATTTATTGAATTAAGAAAGAATCACGGTAAGGAAGAAATGAGAGCAAGAGATTTATTCCTTGCAATGTGGACACCTGACCTGTTTATGGAGAGAGTTAAAAATGATGAGGATTGGACTTTATTCTCACCTGATGAAGCACCGGGTCTTTCTGATGTTTTTGATTCACCGAAATCCAAAGACTTCACTAAACTTTATACACAGTACGAAAAAGAAGGAAAAGGAAGAAGATCGGTTAAGGCGAGAAAATTAATGGATGCCATCCTAACCGCACAGATTGAAACAGGTACTCCATACATGTTGTATAAAGATTCTGCGAATGCTAAATCTAACCAACAAAACTTAGGTACTATTAAATCATCAAACCTTTGTACTGAAATTATTGAATACAGTTCACCAACAGAACAGGCGGTATGTAACCTTGCATCTATTGCATTACCTAAGTATATTGTCGATGGTGAATTCAATCACCAACTATTATATGAATATGTCTATCAGGTTGTTAGAAACTTAAATAACGTAATTGATTTAAACTTCTACCCAACTGAAGAGACTAAACGTTCCAATTTTAGACATAGACCTGTTGGTCTTGGTATTCAGGGGTTAGCGGATGTATTCTGTAAATTAAGATTACCATTTGAAAGTGAGGTCGCGGATGATTTACAAACCGAAATATTTGAAACCATTTATTTCGCGGCGATGACATCATCTAAAGACCTATCTAAGGAAGTAGGACCATATGAGAGTATCTCAGGATCACCAATAGAAAAAGGTGTGTTCCAATACCAAATGTGGGGATTAAAAGATGGTGATTTATCAGGAAGATGGGATTGGAAATCATTGAGAAAAGAAGTGGTTAAATTCGGTGTGAGAAATTCATTACTGTTTGCACCAATGCCAACAGCATCAACCGCACAAATTCTTGGTAATAATGAAGCGTTTGAACCATTTACCTCTAACCTATATTCGAGAAGAACTTTGGGTGGTGAGTTTATTGTGATAAATAAACACCTTGTTAAAGAACTTATGGATTCAGGTTTATGGAATGATGAGATTAAAGATAAATTGATTTTAGAGAATGGGTCGGTACAGAATATCCCCGAGATCCCAACCGAAATAAAGGAAATTTATAAGACTGTTTGGGAGATGTCACAGAAACGATTATTAAACATGGCGGCGAGAAGATCTGTGTTTATTGACCAATCACAATCTTTAAACTTGTTCATTAGTAATGCAACTAAAGCGAAACTATTGGCAGCACACTTACATGGGTGGTCATTAGGATTGAAAACAGGTATGTATTACTTAAGAACTCGTTCGGCGGTGGATCCACTTAAAGGATTGGGTGTGAATACAAATAAATCACAACCAAAACCTGAGACACAAAAAGAAGTGATATCAGAACAAACTGAGAATCCATCACCAACATCTAATTCATTAATCAGTGATAATAAAGAACTCGAAATGGTTTCACAACCAACTATAAGACCTGATGATTCACCTTTTGAATGTGAAGGTTGTGGTTCATAAGTGATTTTTTGACTCTATTTTTTAAACCCCTCAAGAATGAGGGGTTTTTTATTTATACTCATTTTAACATTGATTATATTTATTAGTATGGCAGTAAAGTATGGAATAGACTTTCCGTTTAGAGAAAGTATTACGGGTGATTATTTAAGTATGACCACTTCTCCTGAAAGAGAGGTTAGGTCAAACTTGATACATCTAATCCTAACCAAGAAAGGAAGTAGGTTTTATTTACCTGATTTCGGTACAAGGATATACGAATACATATTTGATCAAAACGATATGATCACATTTAACTTAATTGAGGAAGAGATTAGAGAAGGATGTAAAAAGTACTTACCAAATCTTGATATCAATTCAATTAGAGTTATTTCTGCGGAGGACGATACAAATCCTGTTACTACCGTTGATGAAGAAGATGATGAGAGATTATTCAGATTGGCGGATGAAAGTACAAAACCATACACCGCTAAGGTCAAAATAGACTATACAGTTAATAATGGTGCGTTTTCGTCATCAGACTTTATTATAATTAACATATAAGATGGCAAAAAAGATTTCATACGCTAAAAGAGATTTTGCGGGACTAAGAGAAGAGTTGGTTAATCTTACAAAAGATTACTATCCTGATTTAATAAAGAATACCAACGACGCATCAATCTATTCTGTGTTATTAGATCTGAATGCCGCAATTGGTGATAATTTACACTACCATATTGATAGAGTTTGGCAAGAGACTATGTTGGACTTTGCTCAACAAAGAAGATCTCTTTTTCATATTGCAAAAACTTATGGTATTAGAATACCCGGTAATAGACCGTCAGTGTCGTTGTGTGACTTCTCAATTAATGTTCCCGTAAGAGGGGATAAAGAAGATGAGAGATACTTAGGTATTCTAAAGGCAGGTGCTCAGATTTCGGGTGGAGGACAAACTTTCGAAACAATAGAAGATATTGACTTCTCAACACCATTTAACAGTAAGGGAGAACCAAATCGACTTAAGATCCCTAATTTCGATTCAAATAACAAATTAGTATCCTATACCATAACCAAGAGAGATGCGGTCGTAAACGGTGTCTCAAGAGTTTTCAGAAGGGTCATTGGACCACAGGATCAGAAACCATTCTTTAAAATCTACTTACCTGAACAAAATGTTTTAGGGGTAACTTCGATAATTCATAAAGAGGGTACAAATTACAATGGAAACCCAACGTCATCTGAATTTAGTTCAGAATCAAATAGATGGTATGAGGTGAAGAGTTTAATGGAAGATAAAGTATTCCTTCCTAATAAAACATCATCTTCAGACACATCTAATTTTACTGCGGGGGATTACAAAAGAGTTACAAATAAATTCATAACTGAATATACTCCTGAAGGGTATATGTCAGTAACGTTTGGGTCGGGTAGTGTAGACCCGTTAGATAACTTAGATTCATTTAATGATGGTAGTCTTAAAGTTAATTTGGCAACATACTTGAATAACCTATCGTTAGGGGCAACACCTAAAACTAACTCAACACTATTCGTAAAATATAGAGTTGGTGGGGGTAAGAATACCAATTTAGGAGTAAATGTTGTTACAAGTGTGGATAATGTTGAATTCAACGTCACAGGACCACTAACTAACGTAAATAATCAGGTTATCCAATCATTGAATGTGACTAATGTCACACCGGCAGTGGGTGGTGCGGATCAACCAACAATAGAAGAAATAAGAAACATGGTTGGTTATAATTTCGCAGCACAAAATAGAGCGGTTACACTTAACGATTATAAAACGTTAATTGAGACAATGCCATCTACATATGGTGCACCTGCGAAGGTTAACGTAATGGAGGAAGATAATAAGATTAGAATTAAGTTATTATCATACGATGATTCGGGTAATTTAACTGATACTGTATCTAACACACTAAAGAATAACATTCTTAGGTACCTAACCAATTATAGAATGATAAATGATTATATCGATATCGTAAGTGGTGAGGTAATTGATTTAGGGTTAGAAATAGACTTATTAGTTGATAAGAACAATAACCAAACAGATATTTTAAAAGATGTAATATCATCGGCATCGGAACACTTCTCTATAGATAAAAGAAAAATGGGTGACCCACTATTTGTTGGTGAGTTACAAAAAACAATATCTGAGATAACAGGGGTTGTTAACGTAGTCGATCTTAGAGTTTATGGTAAAACAGGGGGTGAATATTCTTCAGCAGAAGTGTCACAAGGGTATAATGATGAGGACACAAAAGAGATTTCACAATCCGACTCTACAATTTTCATGAAGAGTAATCAAATCTACCAAGTAAGATTTCCGAATAAAGACATAAAAATTAGAGTCAAAACTCTCGGTTCCACTACATTTTAATTTTTCTTTTCTGTATTATTATTAATTAAGGGAAAATAGGTTCCAATCTATTTATATGATATGATGCAGAGACACCGAATACGTACAGAAATTGGTAAGGATCAAAGATTAACTGTTGAACTAAAACAGGATTACGATCTTTTAGAGATCTTGTCACTTAAATTCACACAAAAAGATATATACACTTCTTTATGTGCGGATTATGGTGTTGTTTGTGGTCGTATCTCTGTAAATGACGGTGTTGGAGTAGCCAATGCGAGAATTTCAGTATTCATACCACTGTCAGATGAAGATGCTGAAGACCCAATTATCAGTGAGTTATATCCATATACATCAACTACGGATAGGACAGAAGAGGGGTATAGATATAACTTATTACCCTCAAGAAAACAACATAGTGGGCACAAACCAACAGGAACATTTCCTGATCAAGAAGACATTTTAGGGAGAGAAGAGGTTTTAGAGGTATATGAGAAATATTACAAGTATACTGTAAAAACAAATGATTCGGGAGACTTTATGATTTGGGGTGTCCCTGTGGGGCCTCAAACACTACATGTTGATATTGATTTATCAGATATGGGATGTAATTCATTAATGCCCTATGATTTTATATATGAAGGTACATCACCCGAAAAATTTGAGAATAATTATACTTTCATGTCATCCGACAATTTAGATGGTTTACCACAAATTGTTACGTTCGAAAAATCAATAGAAGTTTATCCTTTTTGGGGTAATGAAGATCTATGCGAAATTGGAATTACAAGAACTGACTTTGACCTAAAAGATAGGGGTATTAGAATTGAACCATATGCTATAATGATGGGCGGTACATTTACCGACTCAGGTAAAGACGCACTTAGGGTTAATTGTAATGTAGATAACCAAATGGGGGAGAAATGTCGATTAACGACATTTAAGGGTGATATCGAAGCAATTAGATTTAGTGGACAATACGAAAAAAATGCGGACGAATCCCCAAATTACGGAAGACCTATTTTAGAGGCGATTTCAATTGATAGTCAAATTGATGAACATGGTAGGTTCTTCTTTAGGGTTCCAATGAATGAGAGAAGACTAATCACAAATGAGTTTGGTGAGTTAGTTGAAACAAGTGATTATCGAAAAGGTATTGCGACTGAAGGAACTTATAGATTTAGGTTGTCTTTAGGTGATGATACGGGCGAAAGAAATAGATATACCGCAAAATTTTTAATACCTAACATTAGAGAAATCCATCAAAACGACAGTTTAAATCTTGGTAGACACTCAACAATTGATAAGAAATCTTATGCGTTTTCTGTTAATTTAGATGACTACCCATCAGAGATGATATCGTACATGACAGGTACTGATCAGGAAAGTATTGATGGTGGTAGGTTTAGAATACCACAGGATTATTTTTATAAGTTCAGGTACAATAGAGTTTATACGGTATCCCAATACTTAAACAAATATTACAAAAAAAGTGCGTTAGAATCTACATTCGCCTTTTTCACTAAGGATAGGAGAGAATCTTTTATTGGTATTAAAGAGATATGGCCAGCGGAAAAAGATGACTGCGCACAAACCAATAATTACTTCCCAATTAACGAAGCAGTAAGAAACCATCGTTTTAACTTCTTTATTATTGGTTTCTTAATTTTATTGGAACAGGTCCTAAATTCAATAATTTTATTTATTAAGGAATTTGTTCTTTCAGTCCTATTTGATTTTGCTGCTGTCATACAAAGTCTACCATTAAAAAAGATTAAGAGGGCGGGTAATGACCTCATGGTGTTTGCCAAAAAATTACAATATAGATGGATTAGTAGGTTTAGTTTAGTTACATATCCCGATTGTGAGAAATGTTCAGAAGACAATGAACAGGAACCAATAGAATTCATCGTTGAAGAGATTGATATTAACGACCTAAGGTCAGGAAATATAGGTACAACGATTTTCTCTAACCAAAACTTAATTGAGGAATACCAAACTTCATTTGGATCCGGATGTAATGAATATGAAGTAACAGAAACCACCAATAGTAGTGGCACAACAATAAGTTATAATTCATGTGGTGGTGGGTCTAATACGTATGATTTATCTGCGGGGGAGGTTATAACGATTTATGCCACATCATCACCCACAACAATTACAGGAAGTGTAAGTGTTACTAATTTAGGGTCCGCGTCGGGTTCTAAATTAGATTTAGACCTTTACTTCACATCAACTCAAAAAACACAAATCGCAAGTTCGTCTGTGGTACAAGGTGAAATTGACGAAAATAGATATGTTTTGGAGATAGAAATAGTACCTGACAATGTGGGGGAGAGGGACCCACAAGGTTTTGGGTTTGAGAGTAATGAGACAAATAATCATTATTACTATTTTGAAATAGGTAAAGGAACCCCATATCCAATAGATGATAGTGGCGATAATGGGATTAGTGGTTTATATGCGGAAATAGGACAGGTCATTGCCGCGGTTTACAATAAAGACTTTGATGAAACAGATTCAAACTCTTGTCACCCATCTCAAGGTATTGTTAACTTTAAAAGATTAATCTACATAGACACACCAACCGTAGACGCCTCGGATGTTGAGATCGAAGATGGATGTTCAAAGTATGATACAATATACGATCCCGATGGGAGTATGAATTTGGTAGGATTGACACTACCAACAGGAAATGGTATTCCGTTAACGGGGGATACCACAACATACGCGAACATTCTCGGCCCATTCGGTGGGACTAACCTAACGTCAGAGGATTTAAATGCAATTGGTTTTGATGGTTATACCTATGCAGGGATAAGGGATTTCTTATTAAGTAAAAACCACCTAACAGAAACCACAAGTCCGGGGGTTTCAACGTTATCCAATCCATGGCATAATGGGGTACCGGGTGAAAGTAATATAAGACAAAATGGTTATGTAATCTATAACCAATTAGATAGTGATTATGACATCTCTTTTGGTGATGATGAAGATCCTTGTGGGCCAAGACCACAGGACAATTATGCTGCGGTTGTTTCCCTACACACTCGTGGTGGGGGATCGTGGTGGTGGCAAAATAGATCCTATAGGTGTGTTATTGGTTCACCATTTAAAGCAAGGGCAAATAGGAGAAGAAAAAGAACGGAAAACGGTAGGTTCATGGACCCCGATAAAAAAGGTACTATATCAGGATATTCTGAATTTAGGGATGGGGTTTATACGATTGTTCCGTTAGCGGGTAAGAATCACAAATTAATGGCCGATTACATAAGGAGAAAAAGATTGGGTATGATTATGTGTGGTGGAATCACATCATACATATTCAGTGATAGTTGGTTATCGGGGGCATTATACTTCTTCCAATTCATGAAAAGAGGGAACTCAGACGATCATAGATACTGTACTGATAATTTAGTGCATGTTAAAGATGAAAATGGGACTCATTTCTATTATAGGTCAACACCATGGTCTGAAAGTTGGGGTGCTAACAGTAGTGATTATAATAAAGGGTTTTATGGACAAAACAGAAACCCGTTAGAACAGGCACCAAGAAAAGAAATTAACTACCCAACAACAGTTATTGATTTAGGACCTAAAACAAGTTGGATAAATGAGGTCTGTGTCGATCCTGAATTAGACCCTAATTGTTCTGTAGTGAGAAGTATTGGATCAACGTCTTACAAACCTGTTGATGATTTGATGGAGTACGTTTTACAATCTAAAGAAATAAAAGAGAAAGGTAGATTGGACGCCCCGGATCTTTTTGACGCCAGAGGTAATGGTAGAATGGATGGTGACATTGTACAATTACTTAATTACAACACACAAACAGGTATATACCCATTTGAAATAGAAGAAGATGATTCACCATACTTAGATTATATAGATTCATTTGACGGACAGGGACCTGTAGGTATTAGTTTCGTTTACTCTGAAGACGACCCTGACACAGAGACGGTGGAATACAACGGATATAGAATTAGGGTATGTCTTAATAAACCGGGGTTTTTAGGTGACAACTCTCAATACGTACCCTATTATAGATGGAATACGTGGGGAGACGGATTTGGAGATAAAACAAGGTTTAATGGAACAACTATTAACCTAAATGGTGAAAAACAAGATTGGGTAGACAACATTATCTACACCCAAAGAATACAGGAAATGAAGGGTAACATGAATACTGATCAAAACACTAACCCTTTGGATGATAATTATTACGATGAATATGCACTACCACCAATCAGAGATTGTTTGGAGATTAATGGTGTTGTGGACCAATCTAACGATAACTATAAAGAATATAACGGTAACCATCATATGGAATTAACGGGACCATTCCATTATATGTTTGGTTTGAGGAAAGGGAACACTTCGTGGGATAAATTCATCGAAAATTTTGGACCTAAATAATGGAAAATAAAAGAATATTATCACCAACTAAGAAATTTAAAAAGGCGGAATCCGAAGACCTACAGGTTCGAGCGGGATTAGAACGCACCGAAAAATTACTTAGGGAAGGTGATAAAACTATTATTCTTGATATTGCTGAATTATATAGGAAAGAAAGGAATCAAAGTTCTAACTATAAAATATATGGTAAGTTAAATATGGTTTTTAGAAACCTATATAGTGGAACTTCACCTTATTCGCCACTACTTAATAATTTATTTTTAACTACTGAAGTTTACGACCCCACAGATTATGAGGGATTTAAACAGTATAACGAGTTTGCATTTTTAAGGGGTGATTATGTAAGAGAGACATCCTTACCATCCGCAAATAGTGTAGGTGACTACCAACCAAATATAACACTTTCAGGCGGTACAGGACACATTGATTTTACACAAATGGATGCTCCATTTATGAATTGGAATATCTATCTGACGTATGTATTCGATACAGACCCCGATTATAATATGAGGTATACTTTATCGGGAAATACGACTTATGAATTTACCGCTTCAATGGGGGTACCATTTAGGGTTACGGATAAAGGTAATTATTATGAATTAACGAGTCCAATACCGCACAATATGCAACAAGGTGAATATGTGGTTCTCTCAGGTGATACAATTTCTTCGGGTTCTAATATTGATAGAGTGTTCGGGATCACATCTTTAGGTAACGAATATCATGATTCTGAAAAATATACATTAAATCTTAACAAATCTGATTTCACCTCCACACAAACAATTAGTGGTGTCGTCTTTGGACGAAAATGTTTAGATAAAGAGAATATAGATGAAACAATTTCAAATTACTACGTAAGAAAACATAAGACGATTACCACAATAGATGATTATATCTTAGATAATGCGGGTTTTGAAAGTCCGATCTTCGAAATTGAAAGAAAACTACAATTTGAAACAGCAGATGAAAGGGATAATGTATATGTAGAACAAAATAGACCTGAGAGTGTCTTATATCACTTTAAAAATAGTATTGACTTAAACCAATATAGGAATAACCTTGGGTATGTACCAACGGAGGTTTTTGTAACTACAATATTCAGAAACGGACACGGATACTTCAATTACCCACCAAGAATGGGGTGGAGGTTTAATATGCATGACTCGTGGGTGGACAATCAGTTTGATAATAATTTTAGTGGTAGTGACACTAATTTACCTTCAACAACAACGGTGAAGGATGGTATCACATTTACTATGGGTGAAGAACTACCATTGGGGACAACCCTAAACGGTGATTTCGTGGAGTACAATAATGTTGAGTTTAAGGAGACAATTCTTTCTGATAGTTTTCATAAAATAAGTTCTAACGAGGAGGTATTCAATCATAATCAAACAGACCCAACAAAATACATAGGATCATCAACAACCAACCCCTCGGGTTATTTATATAAAGTCCATCATAAAGTTAAATTAAGGGAACTATCCCCCTATATTGAAACATCAGACACTGATGATATATTGAACTTACCTGACAACACAATCTATGATGATTATCTTGGATTATGGAAATGGAGAGATTTATATGACCATGGTTATATAGACCCTGACGGATTTGGGACGAATTTCCCGTTTAACAACAATCAACACTACGTCAAGAATGACATAAACTTCTACTTTAGAAATGAGGACTCGTTTAGAAATAAAGCGTACGGAATCAGAAATCAAAGAAGAAGATCGGAAGATGATATATGTTAAATGAGAATAAGATTCGATGGTGAAGACCAAAAGTTAATTTTAAATCAACAACAGACGTTTAGAACTGACGCTGGATGGGATGAGTCATTCCAATCTTTTGAAGATGAGGTACTCGAGAGTATCATAAACCCTATTGAGAATTATGAGACATGTAGGTATATACATAAACCCTACACATCCAATGGAATAAATCAAACGGATATATGGTTCCATTTCTATTTCATAAATGAATCAGGAAATTACGGTTTGGATTATGTTTCCCAAGGTTTAGACCAAACAACGAAATTACTTTCGGATGTAAAAAATAGTTTCTTCAGGTTAGAATTTTATAAGACCCCTAATAACGAGGCACCTAATAGATCAAATCGACGTTTAGTTTTCGCGAAAAATTTATCATTACCGATTGGGGAAAGGGTGATTGTTGATGATATAAGTACCGAAATGTTTGTTCCTGTTTTCATGGGGTCAAACTATAAGAATAAAGAGAATATGTATCTCTTTTGGTTCGAAGACGATACGGTTTTAGAAGAAACTACTTTAACGGGGACTACTTTTTATATGACCGCAAAATTCTATAATGCCGCGGATGGAAGTAGAACTCAATTTGCGAATAAACAAGTATCGGACTCAACTACATTCGTCGAAGAAGACGATATGTATTTCTTAGTAGAGATGAATAGGGACGATGCCCCAACGTATCACTATGAAGTTAGGGATTATGATAGTACGGGAACTGTAAGGGGTAATAGAAGAGGAGAGAGTTCAGACCCAATTAAATTTTATGAAATTGGAGGTACGGGAGGTACATCTAACACACCAACACCGTCTCCGTCATCAACCACCTTAACTCCAACACCGAGTACAACACCAACTGTTACATTAACACCAACACCAACACCTTCATCGACTGTAACTACGGGGGCAAATTGGAGTAATGGTACTTCAGCAATGGTAAGTACGAGTTTACCGGGTGATAACCCATCGACAGGAACAACTACAGGTACGTTAACTGTTGTTGGTGGTCCTGTACAGGTTTATGTATCATCATATAAGGCGTTTAACTATGCAAATACCTCTTATGCGTTATTAGAGATTTCAGGTTTAGGTCAAACAGCGGTAACAAACCCAAGCGGGGGAAGTACTACGGTATATAGTTCGGTTTTAACCGTTCCTGTTGGGACGTATACATACACCCTAAGTTCAGTATTGACCATAGATGGGGGATTAACGTCAGGAATGGCGTCTGCTAACATACTCACACAATAGAAATGAAAAAGAATTATCACAAAATATTAAAAACAACCACAGGTACAACATATAATTTACCTGTTTACTTAGATTCTACTGCCTATGAAATGGGCGGTATGGTTGGTTTTGATGGTGATATTGAACAAGTGGAACAAATAACCAATTTTCACTACCAACATACAGGGGGTAATACCATTAGGTTTTACAATACCGTCAATAGAGATAAATTAAAAATAATCAGAAATGAAAATTTCACGATTAATTGGGGTGATGGAAACACACAGACTATTGGGGTGAGTACAGGTACTAACCTTTCATATGTACAACACACTTTTCCATCCGCAGGAACTTACGAGGTAAGTATTGAATTAGAAAATAGTTGGACTCAGAGAAAAATATCTAAAAAAATTACAGTTCCTGAGAATACAACAGTCACTAACCAAGACGGTACGTTTGGTCCTTTTACCATTCCCTATACCAATATAACCACATCACAAAATTATATCAATGACCTTGATGTTACTGATAATGATGCCGACGCGACAATATACTTTGCCGCTATGGGAAGAAGTAGGTTAAGTGAATTAAAGAGATATGGTGAAAATACATATCAAGGCACAACATTAGGATCTGACTCTGTGGGTACATATACAGAATACACCATTGATAATTTAACCTATAGGGATTACAATAATGGAGCAACGACTATTACGGGTTCCACCACCAATTTTTACAAGGAAGAGGTCTTCAATGAGATGTTAACGAGGAACGAACATTTTATTGGTTTTATAGACGAACCTGACATTTACTCCGATGTATTTGTGGAAAGAGGAAAACAAGGGGTATTAGAAATGAATTTGAGACTTGGAGAAATAGACAACGTAGGTGAAATAGATATCTACGGTAATGGATTTTTTCAAGTTAAAAAACAATAGAATAATATTTATTAATTAAAAGATTATGGCAGTAGGTAGTTACGGGACAGTTAGACCGGCAGATGTATCACCCGCGGATGTAGAAATTTTCTACCATTACGTTTCGGGAAGAACTGCTACGGCACCTGTCCTTCTTAAAAAATTAGACTCAGAAGATGTATTAACACCTGTCTTTCACAATTCAGATACGACAGATGCTACTGATGCCGTCGACACTGAAATTTTAGGTGGAATGTACAATTTAAAATTAGACTCGTCCGATTTTGATGAGTTGGGTGTTTACACATTACATCTAAGACCAAAACAAATTAGAACATCTATAACAGATTGTGGTGTTCTTGCGTCTTTACCATCAGTGAGAGGTATTATTATCGATTTAAGTAATGTACCGTCTGATGACAGAAATAAATTCACACCCCAAGGTTTAGTAGGGTATAGAATTGAGTATTTAAACAGTGATGGTAGTAAAATACCTAATTTTTATAGGGTGGTTACTTCCTCATTTTACTGTACTCCGATCACATCGAATCTAACGAGTACTACTCAAAAGGCAATTAGATACCAATACACCGATCAATCAACAAACCTTTTGTTTTTGACGGTAACACCATCTTCGGCACCTTCGAGTAGACCTAACACAGTACCATTTATTGGTGAACCGTCACAAAATATCATTCTATCAAATACATTTTTTAACCCAACCACGATCGAGGTTGAAATGGTTGAACACGACGAGTCAACCTTAGCACACGCATTCTATGGAAACCAAACGAAATCTATTTCTGACGGTATCTACACAATTTACGATGCGGAAAACAACATTTACAAACAATTCAACCTGTTTGAAGTGAGAGATGAGTTCAACGAGACACTGTTCGAGGTGAGGGAAGAAAGGGACGAAATTGATGAAACTAAAAACTTTGATGACATCACAGAATAATGGCGAAAAGAAAAGTTCCAAGTCAGGTAGCAAGTGGAAGGGAAACCTTTAACGACAACTTGGTCGGTAATCAAATTACCGATGGGTCGTCACAACTTACTGCCACTAACTTTTCTGTAGAAAAATCCATTCCTGAGAGAGATAATAAAAGTTTTAAGAGTCTTCCGTTCTCTGAATTTTTAACATTAGATGATTTAAATCAGGAAACAGAAGCCCCACAAACACAATCATCAACATCACAAAAAACAAAAGACAAGAAGGTAACTTTCAGATCTAATAAAGACGGAGGTAACAAAACTTTATATGGGTCATTAAGTAAAAGACTTTCTGCGTCGGTTAAAAGAATCATTGAGAAGTTTCCTGCGGGATTCTACATTGATGCAGATACTCCCGTATCATTCTCACAATACACCGCCGAGAATATCAACTACAATTCGGGTAGTGATATCACAACATTTAAATTAGAGAAGTCGAAAATATTCAATCCGTTGGATATTGTACTTGATAAACCTCAAAGTAGTACACAACCCGAGGTTATAAATGAGTTTAGAAACTTCTTTTCAAAATATAAAAAATACACCTTATCAGTTGAGGGTAAGACATTCGACATCATCAATTACCAAAAAGCGGGTAATGATGGTTTAATAACCTTAACAGTAAAAGGTAAACCCTTTACGGGGTCAACATACGATCAAAGTTATTTAGTAAGACCTATTGATTCAATTGTAGAGGAATTCTACGGGGGTTTAGATGATTTAGAATCACTCATTATAGATAGAGAGAGTACCCCTAAATACACAATCGAGTTTAAACTACCACAAGATAGTTTAGACGGGTCAAGAACAGAAACCACGATAACACGTGTAAGTTGGCCGATCTTTAAAGACGGTTGGAACATTAAGATTGCAGGTACTCAATATGCGGGATATCTCGATAAACTAAAAACAATAGGTGATGAGGTAGATCAATATAAATCCAATATCATCACAAGGTTCTTAACCACAGCATCTTTAAATGAATTTGATACTGAGGATCAAAGGATGGGGTCCATATTCCAAATTTATGGTGGTGGGTTTGATAGTATAAAGAAATTTATTGACAACATAGCTTACATGAGAAATGTGAGTTATGATAAAATCAATAACATACCTGACACCCTATTAAAGAATCTATCCAACACATTAGGTTTAGATAACGTAAACCTTTTTGATGAGAAAAGATTAGAACAAACCCTGTATTCGAGAGTTGAAAGTCAATTTGATGGGGTAAGTCTTGGGATGAACGTCGTTGAGGCGGAGATTGAGTTCTACAGAAGATTAGTTATTAATCTTGTCCACATATATAAATCTAAAGGTACAAGGAAAGCAATAGAATTCTTTTTAAGATTTATTGGTGCACCTGAACCGTTGATTAAAATCAACGAACACACCTATAAATTTGAGGATGTAAGAAAGAATGATATTGACATTGATAGTGATATCTACGATCTTACACAAGGTACTAAGACATTTACAATAGGTGAGTTAAGTACAACAGGTTTTACATATGGTGTTTCGGTCACTTCGGGGACAACATCGTACAATACTAATGAATACCCAATAGTCTTAACAGGGACAACCAAATTCGGTGATGTGCAACCAATCATCAGTGAAGATAATGATGTGTTCTTCCAAAAAGGTGCGGGTTGGTACGAAGAAACTTTAGAACACAGGTCAAGTCTTGAATTAGACGAGGAAAATTCAGATCTAACGGTAAATCCTAAGATTATTAAAACCAAAAATAAAGACTTTACCTACGGTGAGGATTATTTTGATTTACATAGACAGTTTTATGGTCTTGATTACGGTTATGAATTGCATAACACAATTGATAACCTAAAGGCGGAGTTATTAGGTGATGAAGATTCACAAACACTCAACAGAAAGAACATACAGATATATGTTTCTTCCGCTCAGGGTATTGAATACGACATTTATAGACAATCGAGAGAGTTAGAGGTGTCATTTGGTACCAATACTCTACCCCCACAAACAGGTTTTACGTTTGCGGAATTCTTAGATCAGGTTTTAAATGAACAAATAAGAAACTCACATACGGTTAGGTTCCAAAAATCATACATCCAATTACAGGATATCTATTCAAGTTATTTAGAAACCGTACCTAACCCATACAGTAACCCAACAATTAACGAGTTTGTTAATAGAATTAGTCCTCATTGGGTTGAGATCATTGAACAATTCGTTCCCGCAACCACATTATGGACAGGGGGTAATGTCATTGAAAACCATGTATTTGGTAGATCAAAATATGACTATGAAAAACCATGTCGAATTAATGAGTACACTGATGTTGTTTTCCCTGAATTTGAAACGGCAATTGAGGAAGACTTAGAAACACTAATCCTTGGTGATAAGGATGTTTTCAGAGGTTTAACAATTATTAGTGGGGTAACCTATACCCTTCACATCGATTTTAATGGACTAACTTTTACCGGCGATGATACCATCACCCTAAGTGGTGAAACGGTCAACATACAAAGTGGTATGACTTGTGATCAAATCACAAAACAGTACACACATGCGGGATTATTTGATCCATTTGAAATAACATCAGATTGTACTTCAATACAAGAGGTTGATTTTAATGGTGTTCAGTTTGATAAAACGAGACACCTCCCACTTCTTTGTGACTTTAAGTGTCACTTGAATCCACAGAGAGAGATACTTGATTGTTTATGGGAGAACGAACTTAGGGACATTATTGATAACCAAATCAATAAGATGTTCTATAAGAGAACCAAGTACACGGGATATGATACGATATCTCATCATGCGGGATGGTTCGAATACTCAACGGGAAATACTGAAACAGACACAAATTTCAATACTGAATTAACGTCTAATAGTGAGCAATATGATTATGAAATTGCACCAATACTAAGTTTTGAAATATACACTGATAGTGATGGTGTTAGAAAGATCAAGATAGTACCGTACAAATATGATGTACAACTTTACACTTTAAACCCTAATTGGCCATACAATGGTGATCAGTACTTAGAAACTGACTTCGATTGTATCGATCCATCTACGTTTGATTTTTATTGGTCATCGGCATATTTGACAGGAAGTACCGAATGTGACCCACAGGTTAGTGTTCGTGGTACAGGAGATATGTATGTTTTACCTGAAGATGAAGATAATTGTACATTGTCTTCTGACATTTACTTGGAAGTTTCAGGTATTACTTTTGGAAATGAAGATACTGTAGATGATGGTGACCCATGTACTGATTGCCCACCATACAATACCGATTGGCCGGTAAATATATTCTTGAATTGTGTGGGTGGGTACAATGAGGCCATCACAGGATACACTGTTGAATACTTAGGTCCATGTGCTATGGGTGCGGACTTTGATGAGGGTGGGTCCTCAGGTTCGGCATCTAACGGTATAAATTCATGTACGTTTGTTATTAGAGATGTTAAAGAGACGGACGTTTTTGATGTCATCATTACTGATGCGGCGAACTGTGATCAAAAAATCAGGATAGAAGGTCTCCAACAAAAAATGGAGTGGGACCCCACAGGTAAGAGCCATTACTTTAATTATACAATTGATTCTTTCTTACCTAATGAAAATCAAAACCCAATTGAATCTCAGAGTGGAGTAACATATTGTGATAACTACTTTGGATACACATTACATCCTAAGGTTCAATACAGACCAACATTCGATTATGGTATTAGACAAAATACTAAAGTCTTAAAATTAAATGATGGTCTTATCATTGGGGAAACTGATGATTGGAGAGTCATTCAAACACATATTGATTCGGGGGATGCGACATATATAAATTCAGAAGATATTAAAATTGGGGATCACTTACTATCGGCATCTTACAAAGATTGTCCATATGGTTCACAATCTTTCTTTGATTCACCTATAGAGGGTTATGGATTCTCTATGTGGTACCAAACAGTCTTGGTTGACAATAAAGACTGTATGGGTTCAATTAAGGTTAATAGAATTAATGAGAGATTCAGTGTCTTACCTAACAGTAAGGTAAGAGTACTAACCAACGACAGTGGTCGTTTTGAATTTATTGAGAAATATCCTGAAGAATTGACGGTTAGACCTGAAGAAGGTGTAGACCCATGTTGTAGTTATGATGAGGATTACTATGAGAATGGTGATTACTTAATTAATGAATTCGGATTTCCTGTAGAAGTAACTTCATTGGATTTAGACTATTGTAGTAGAGATCTTTATTATCATTTAAATGTAACTGTATTAAATACTCCGACAGGACACACGGATTTCCCATGTGACACTGTTGTTATCTTTAACGGTGACGGAGAAGATTTAATTTTATTACAACACACAGAACAGAAGTTTGAAAATTTAGATCTGAATACACAACAGTATTTCCAAGATGAACT